GTTCCCCGTAGCTGTTTGGTTGACTGTTTGTGACTGTCTACCGGCCCGGCAGACACGCTTTTGGTGCAAAAGCGGCCCGCTTTGCCCAACTACCGGGACCAAAGCCCTCGGTCCCTCATCAATATGCTTCGACGCCCACTACTGGATGACCAGTTCTGCCCCGGCCTTCTGTGCTCGCTCTTTTGCCGCGCGGTACTTTACCGCATCCGCAGCATCCGCTTGGCTGAGGACGTGGCGACCTCCCATCGCCGGCCGTCCCCCATGGCCAGCTGCCCCACTCCCGGAGGCATTGCTGCCCTCAAAACAGACGGCAAGAGCCTGGGACGCCTTGAATTCATTGACCAACTCCGCCACACCCATCAGGTCGGTGGAGTTTTGTGCGTTCGTAATGCGCGGCGTACCGTCCGCGTCTACTACCTCGATTCTGAATCCACCCTGCCCGTCCGGCTTGACCCTGGTACACGCCCGCACCTTGTCGAGCATGACATCCTGCCAGTCCGCCAGCACCTTGTGCGCCGCAAACGCCTTCCGCGCCTCCGACACCAGATGACTCTGCCCGTGAGCCTCAACCGCCTTGTCTCGCTCCGCGGCAATCCTGGCGTTCTCCGCCTTCAACGTCTCGACTTGCTTGCGGTACTTCGTGTCGTACTGCTCTTCGATCGCCTTGACCTGTTGCTTGACTTTGTCGTCGAGGTTCTCGGGGTCTCCAAGATCCTTCACTTTGGCGATCGCAGCCTTGGCCTCTTCCGGGTCAATTCCCTCGAACATCGCAAGCTGCTCGCCCTTCTTCTGGTTCTTGGCCTTGAGGTCGGCCATCACCTTTCGCATCCCCGCCGTATCCTCAAGGGCAAACACCTTGCCATCTATCGACACGCTCTCGACGTCCAGCACACAGAGGCCGCTATCGGTCTCCGCGTAGAACTCCTTCTCCGGCCCATTGAGAGCCTCGAACTCTGCACTCGTCAACGCTGCCTTCAGCTTCATGCTATTCCCTTACAAATCCATTCGACGGCAAACTACTACATGCCTCTACGTAGAGGCAAGCACAAAATCATTTTTTTTGCTCCTGCCAACGATCCGCCTGCTTCTCCCACTCGATCTGCGTGACCCTGCCCTTCGATCGAAGATAGCACTCCCGGCACGGATAGCGGTTCTCCCGGCCCTCGCCCACGTCCACGAACCCATGCCCGCCGCACGTATAGCGATAAGGATACCTGTCAATCGAGCGCCTCCAGTTCCTTGAGCGTCAGTACCCGCCCCCGGTCGTCCACGAAATCCCGAATGGCCACCTTGCCCGAGCGGAACAACTGCGCCTTGCCCTTACCCAACACCAATTCCTGCGTCCCTTGATCCTGGTCCCTGAGCCATTCGCCATAGGTGATTTTGTCGGAAACCCGGCCGTTCATCGCCGCCCGCTCACTGGCCGGCATCTCATCGAAGCTGAAGCCAAGTTCTTTCCACGATTTCACCACTGGAACCGTCGTGCATCGGCAGCCATAGTGCTGAGGCGGACGAGGCCCATCCATCAAGCCAAACACCTGCCCATCGTATCCAGCGCAAATCTCGCACGTCCGGGTATCCAGTGTCGCGACAAACTGCACCCCCTTGACCACCTCTGTATTCGCCTGATAGGTGGCTTGTCGCACGTTGTTGACCACCCCGGACACCGCCGTGCGAACCACCGCCTCCACCTCCCGCCTGGATCGAGCGAGAATACCATCCCGGTATCGGTTCTTCGCCGTGCCCCGGATGCGCCTTGTGATCTGGTCGATCCCCTCTCCCTCCGCTACCCCGATCATGATCTGCTGGTTGATTCTTGTCGCCACAGCCGGGGCCAGTTCTTCAAACCACTCCCGAATCAGCCTGCCATGAATCGGCTTGTTCACTACCATTTCTCGGATCGTCGGGACCGACAGGCCCGACACCGACACACGCACCGGCAACGCCTTCTCGATGACGGCCGCGTCCCACTTGCCCTGGCTCTTGCCCAGGTCGATCAGGTCAGGCTCAAGCTCTTTCTCCATTTGGAGGTAGGCCGCCGCCATGACTTCCTTGACGCTTCGCCGCATGATCTCGATACGGTTGAAGGTCAGGGTTTTGCCGGCATACCGCGTCAACTGGTCAACCAGATCGGGCTCGAGACTTCGGTTGAAGAACGAGATGATTTTCCGCACCTCACCGCTCTTGTATCGCTCCAGCAAGACAGCCTGCCGGATGATCCGGTCGCGAACCACGTCATTGACCGATCTCAGCTTGGCAACGTCAACCGCCATGCGCCGCCCTTGCCCTCAACAGGTCTACATCCAGCCGGTCCATCAGGATCGTGCCCGCCAGATTGTGGGCCATTGCATCATGCCCGTTCTTCACCGCCGTGTGGCAAAGATCGATGGTCTTTCGGTTGCGGTCCCGCTTCAACGCCCTTGCCTCTTGGATGGTTGGCTTTCTATTGCTCATTCATTTCTCTCCGTATCGTGATCGACGATCCCAATGCTTGCCCCGAGACCAGCTTCGCAATCCCGACCAGAATCTCATGCGCCTCAACAGGGGCTTCGGCAAGGAAACAGGCTTCGTTGCCGCCGCCGGCCAGTACAGCGGCCAGTAGAACCACGCCCCACAAAGGCGGGTATAGCACCAGCCGTACACCATCCCCAGTGACTCAAGCCCGGCGTCATCCCTCAAAATGACCCCTCCACCTCTTCGTCCCCGATACTGTCCATCAGAAAGTCCGTCTTGACGATTTCAAGCACACCCACAATCTCGGCAGTGCTCATATCGAACTCCTGGGCGTGGTAATCAATCTGCTTCCTGATCGCCTCTTCCAGTTCCTGTGCCCCGATCAAGCTCATCTTCTTCCCTGCCAATCACGTTCAGGTCCGGCCCTTCCTGCTCGATCCGGGCCAATTCCTCGTCGATGTCGTGGTTCTCTGTCAACAGCCCACGGAGCTTGACGCCCTCCAGAATTGTCCGTCGCGACAGATCGCCGCGATCCCTGAGCTTCTGGAGGTTGTCGAGGTCCTGTGCCGATCGGGGCAGCAGGCCGAAGTCGTCGTAGATGTCCACCTGGAAATCGTCTGGCAGGGTTTCGCCAACCCATTCCGCCGCCAGATCGAAAGCCTGCTTCAACGCCACCTCTTCCTCGCGAACCCACGACTGAAGGTCACATTGCCCCTTGCCTTCGTCAATAGCCTTGCCCATCGCGGTCTCGTTGCCCCAGGACCGCACGGTCAACGGCCCCATCGCCAGCGACTCCATCTGCTCTTCCAGGTGGCGAAGCTCGTTTTCGCCGGCAGTGACCGCAGAGCCGCTATGCTCGATGATCTTCATGTCCGCATCGGAATTGGCGGACCGAACAGCATGATTGACCCCCCACACCACCGGCTGCTCCATTTCCTTCGGCGTGAGCCCCTTGATGAACACCACGCCCGACCGTGCGAACCGAAGATTGTTCCTGTGGTCGCTCTGGCTCTGGTAGTGCGCCAGGTTCATGTACGCCAGATCATCCAAGGCAGGAGACCCGGTCATCAGTCCCGTTGAATTGATGTAGAGAGTCACCAATGCGATCTTGCCCAGCGTGATCGTCCCAGACTCCACTTCCACCCATTCACCCTTCGCTCCTTGCTCGAACAGCCGCCAGTTGTCCGGCTCAATCACCCGGACCCTCTTTCGCGTGGACACGCCCCATTCACCATCAGGCACCGACTCCGACTCACTGATGCGAATCTGGCTCAATCGCGTTTCGCCATTGACCGACTCGGCTTGCCAATGAATCAGGTTGACAGGGTCGATCAACACGAACCGGGGTCGTAAACCAAGCGACCTCTCTTCGGCGAGATTCGCCGCCGGCACCAATGGATAGTCCACCAGAATGTGGCACAGCCCGCGATTGATCGCCACCTTGAGGAACTCTCGACCGAAGGCCCGCAGGCTTCGCCTCTGTGAATCCACGGAATCGGGCATGGCCCTGATCTTCTCGGGCAACTCGCCTACCAGATTGACGTTTTTGGCAAAGGGACGCCTCGCCAGCCCCAAAACTGTCCGCTTGTAGGCGTTGTAGAGCACCGACCTCGACAGCCTTGCGTCGTACGCCTTCTGCTTCTCCCCATCCTCTTTGGGCAGCCATTTCTGCCCGGCAGCCTTCATGGCCGCCGTGCCGCCCATCAGGTCGTCCACAAGCTCCCATGTCGGAAACATCTCCATGTAAGCCGGATGAAGGCTGTCCACCGCCACCTTGGAAGTCACCATGATCGTCTCCGTTCAAAAGAGCCCGGACGGCTCTTGGACGTTATCTGCCAATGCAGAGTTCCTTGATCCGGCAGTTAGCCGCGGAGCAGCGGCACCGACCGTCCGGGCAGACCACCACAACGCGAGAATGGCCATCACTTCACCGCTCGTTTCAGGAGGTATTCGAAGAACTTGTTGCTCATCCATCGCCCCTCTTTGCCCACACGAAGGGAATTGCTCGGGTCGTTCGGGTCGATTATCATCGACCCCGCCTTGACGTAGTGCATGTCCACATCGTTCGGGTCGCTGGTCACGAACACCGGACCCACGTCCAGATAGGTCCTATGGACGCAGGATGTCGCTGATATCGCTATCGTCGTCAGAATGAGCAGCCTCATGCACAGCCTCATCCCGCTCCCTCTCTTGCTCTTGCGATGCTTTGTCCCGTGAGGCATACCACCTCCAGACCCCCAAGGCCAGCAACAGTGCCGTCGCGACAATCGAGCCGATTGTGCCCACCGGGTCACTCCGACTTGGGTACGTTGTCCTTGATCGACTGCGCCACACCGTTGACGCCGGCCCGCAGCGTCGTCAGCCCCATCCCGCCGATGATCGGCCAGACCCATTCGGGCACCTCGAACCACCCCATCGCCTGGGCGCAGCCCAAAACCGCCACCACGACGGCAATCAGGTAGGTTTTCTTGCCCGTGAGGAATGCGAGAACCTTCGTGAAATCCATTTCCAGGCCCTTTCAAAGTGACCATGCGAAGCGTGTGCTTCTATTTGCCAGCATCCAGAAGTAGAGACAAACAGGTGTCACGGCAAGGGAAATTTGGGTGGGCGCACAAAAAAAGCCCGGTCAGGCCGGGCCATGTTATGTCGGGGGGCCGTCGCAGCTACTTCGCTTCGGTCTTGGCCAGGGCGGCTTTAGCCTCCAGCCGCTCGCCTTCGAACCATCCAGGATTACATATCCGTGTCTGGTGGGCGAGAATTGCATCATGGCAATGAACCAGTGCCTTCCTCAGCTCGTCCCTCTGCTCTGCCAGCTC